CGCCGACGACTGCTCAGTTTTATAAGTGGCCCCGTCCGGTATTATTTGGCATTGGGTATTGTAAGCGTCTGAATATGACCCGTTAGGGTTTCTGTCCGACGTGGTGTCGCGGCTAATTTGGACCCCATTCACATAAACATGAATCTCCCCTCTGTTTGATGACCCGGATGACTCGCCGGTAATCGATAGCTGTATATCATAGCCGGTAGTGTTGGTGTACGTTACCGCCGCCGCCCTGCTACCACTAACATCTGTCCATGTCCGTGAGACTATCGGCGCGTAATTCGCATCCGCATAATCTACGATCTCTTTAACGGGGGGAACTAATGTAGTGCTTGTTCCGGTACTCATTTCCGCTGTGGTAGCTAATTCCACTATACCTTTTGCGGTCGCAGACCCCTCTGTTAGCCTTGCCTCTGGTACTGTGCCTGCGTTTAAGTTTGAAGCGTCGCGGTAGTACGCTCCATGCTGACCGTCTACCGTATCCGCATCTTTGCCGGTTAGCGTTGCGGGTAATCGCGCAAGGGGTAGTGTTCCTGCGTTCTGATTGCCAGAATTTTGATAATAGGCCGCCGCCTGCGCGTTTAGCGTGGCTGCGTCTAAACCCGAACTCACACCATCATTCAGATCAGAATAAACAACGGCCCCACCGCCAATGGCAGCAATAAGCTGGTTATACGCTATTGTCAGATCATAGATATCTGATCTTGCCGATGCGACCGAATCTGTACCTGCGTCTAAATTAGCAGTTGATACCACCGTGCTTGGAATTGCTGTAGCCATTATAGCCTCTCTATAAGCCTTTGATCGTGTAATCTATTGCTGGGTATACAAGCGTGCCTGAGCTGTCTTTAAACACTATGTGTGGCCCGTTTACTGCATCTTTATCGCCCAACGACCAATAGATGTTTGCCGCTGTGCCTTGAATTGATATAAGCACGCTTTGAATCAGTGCGTATGATTCGTCCATCGGCAATCTAATACCGCCGCCGCCCACCACACTTAATAAGCTTGTGTCTTCATCGTGGTGAGTTTCGGTTACTTCTGTTGCTTCAAGTCTGATCGAAAAGTTATCTAATACACAAACGCTTGAATGAGTTATAGAAACTTTGATTTTAACATATCTGGCCGTGATGGTTGCCCCAACGGCCGCAAAGGAACTGTAGGTTGTATTATCGTCAGAATGAGCTTCTGTAACCGCTATGGTTCCAACCGAACCAGGATGGCTTACCGCTGGAATAAATGTAGTCACCACGCCCGCATCAATCGCGCCGTGTTCATAAGTGACGGTTAGTTCTGGGTCATCACTCCATTCACCTAAACTTGCCCACGTGCCTAAACTTGCCCACGTAGTTGTATTTTTATCATCTGATCTAAGCACACCGTCTTGCTGTACTGAGCAGTTTGTTTTTGTGCCAGTATATCCGCCTGCTTTAACGTCTTCTGATGTAAGCACGTCACCGATACGCGGATCAGCCAAATACTGTTCAATGTAGACTGCATCAGAGGTATTGCCCGTGGTGTCTACAGTTTTAACCGCAAGCGTGTACGTGCCTGCTGATAGCGTATTAGTTTCATAGGGGAACGCTGGTATTAGGTCAGTAGTGAGGTCTGTCATGGCTGCCCACGTACCCCCTGCGCCCGACACGTGCCTTATTTGATACCCTGCAAAATCTACGGGTTTGTCACCATATACCGCATCATAAACCCGCGTACCGTCTGACAACACAACCACGGAGAATGAATCTACCTCTGGTGGAGATTCTGTTTTACCCACTACAGTATGACTTATCTCCTGCCATGCGCCTTGTGTTGATTTGTTTAGTGGTCGTACTCTAAAATCATATCCTGCCCCTTCATCCAGCCCCAACAAGTAAGCAAACCGGGTGATTGAATCGGCTACTGTTACTGCGCTGGAATAGTCTGATGCCGCTGTTTTCTTGTACTGTATTTCAAACCCTTCTCGCGGTGTATCGCCAACCCAGCTCAGCTTGACCCTTGTGAGAATATTACCGTTGCCCTGGATTAGTAGCTGATCTGATCCGCTTGCCGCTGTAACCGATGAGGTTGCAACTGGTACGGCCTCACCGTCCGCCTCAATCGAATCAGTTGCCGCTGTACCCCTCATGCCCAAAGTGTTTACGGCATACACTGACACATCATAAACCTTGCCGTCTTTAGCTGGTGAGATCAGGAATTGAGTTTTAGAGGGTATCGATGCAACGGTTATCTCCCCTTCTATAGTCCACTCGACTTCATAATTACCAAGGAAAAACGCGTCTACTTCATCCCACTCAACCAATATACCTGCTGAGTTATACGTCTCGAATATTGCATCACCGGTTGTAAGAACCAGGTTTGCTGGTGCTGGCAATCTTGCCGCTGGATCAGGGATACTTGTATCTGCTGGTGTGGCTATTTCTGCGCTAACGGTTCGGTCGTAAAACGTATCAAAATGCTCAACTAACGATAATTTAATATCGCCCGTTTTAACATTGATCTCTTTTTCGTGAACCCGTGCTTTCTTTGAAGTAAAACCATATGGAACATATGTAAGATCAACAATGTCGCCTTTTTCTACTGATAGCGCCTGTATGCCAACTGGGAACCCAAACTGGATATTATCCCGCGACTTCTTGACCAGCATTTCACCAAAATACAACGCTCTGTACTTGTTGGTTTCACCCTCTAGTTTTATATCTGATTTTAATTCAAACCCGCCATCGTCTGTTTTTAAAGAGTCTGAATTATAAACCTGTAGTTCGTTTTCCCATGTTTCCGGATCGGTGTAGGTTACGTTTATTTTATTTAGCAGGGTTTTCTTTGATCCTAGTTTTATCGATACACCGCCGGTAATACTGTCGCTATCAAGCGAATATGTGGATGCTCCATCACGTTCAATAAACGGTACTAAATCACCAGCGCTATCAATTAGCTCACCACCGCAAGACGACAATATACTTTTGAGATTATCTTTGACCGGTTTGGCAGTGTCTATGACTAGACTGGATTCATAGCGATTGACCTGTCCGCCACCGGTATACTCTAATATTTGTGAGTCGCAATAGTTAGCCGCTATATTCCAGCGAGTGTAATCTGATACCGTTTCGCCTTTCCCGTATCGTGAGCTAGTAAGGTAATCAAGCGAGTGGATAATCGGGTTTGTGGTGTACTCTGTTAAACCTGAGCGAGGGTCATAGCACTTCTTGCCGCGTATTTTAAACCTAAACTTAGGGTGGCTTTTAAACATCTCGCCAGATCGTTTAACCCTGATACTGACCGACGCAAACCCAGATAATTTATGGTCAGAAGTCCATTCTGGTATATCAAAATCACCGGTTTCAGTTAAAGCAGATTGACCGTCTGTGCCAAGATTTACCTGCGTAGATACAAGGCCGTTATATTGCGAATCTGTAGAATCAATATCGTTGATAAGAATGCTATCAACCGCCTCAATTTCCCCCTCACAAATGACTATCTTAAATACCGACCACTCTAGCCCACTATACTCACCAACAAAGAAAGGTGGTGCAATAATAATACCGTCAAGCTCACGCTCCCCGTACACGACGGGGATATAAACATCTGCACCACGACCTTTTCCGCGTGGCGGCGCTCTGAAAGTATAATCCCCCGTTGGGTCTAGTTCAGGAAGCCCGAAATCACCGGAAGAATATCCGATCCCCGTGATATCAATCCCGCTACCACCAAAATCAAAATCAGCCATGCTGCGGAGACTCCCACTCGGGAGAATAGTCGCCGGATTCTTTTGTGAACTCAAACCCTTTATCTGCGGGGAAATATTGTTTCTGGCTTTCGGTGTTCGTCAGTCTGCCGGTTGTTTTGTCAAAATCAGCAAACCGGCCACTAGCCACAACGCTCACTTTAGCGGATCCTTTGATTGGGTCATCGATCATTTTAATGTCTGCGATAATGCCGGAATAAATTTCTACAGGTGATTCAATAACCGCATCATCACTATCCATAAATGCGTAATATATTGTTACTGTGCGGTTTATATAATTATTACTCAAAAACAATGAGTAGTACGTTTGATCCACCCCCGATAAAGCGATAGTTACCTTTGGGTTTTTGCTTAATCCGGCTTGTTTAATATTGCTGATTGAATCTAAATGAATGCTTGAATCATAAACATCACCGCTATATGTGATGTCTTTATAGTGTGTTGTTAGATAGATCGGAGTCCCCATGTCTATTTTAATCATCACGCAATAACGCGCGCTATCGGAATCGATTGCATCCTGTATTGCAGCTGGGATAGATATCATTGGGCTACGCCGTTCACTCGACAACTTCCTCGACATCTAGTTCATGCGCGAAAAGTGACGGCGCACTAACGGCAAAGTCATGGTCTTTAATTAAATCGACTTTCATTTCAATATTAGTGATAACAATGGCCGCGTTGTCCGCTGGTGTAAACTGTAGTTTTGGAGTA